GGTCCCCAAGATCAGACGGGGCGACATGGACCAAATGTCGTTTGGATTCACGACCAAGAGCGACATCTGGCGACAAGAAGGCGAGCGGCAGATCCGCGAACTGCACAACGTCGAGTTGTTCGACGTGAGTGCCGTCACGTACCCCGCCTATCAGGCTACCGAGATGGCGCTTCGTTCGCTGGCCAAGGCCAAGGCTTTGCAGGGGATGCCGTTCGATCTGGCCCAACGAAAAATCCAACTCGCCAAGCTGAAGACGTATTGACACGAGTTCGCCAATCTGTACGATTGGTCTAGTTTGATTCTGCCGCGAACTAGCAGCCCAGCCCGTTGGCATGGTGCTAAACGCGAGAGACTGATTCACAACTGCCGTTGCGGGCGTGGGTCGTCAGCAGGTGTTTTTCACACTTGCCGACGGTTTGCGCCCGTAGGTGTTTATGGGTGGTCGTCGGCTCAAAGGAGACGATCACATGGATCTGCAAAAGGCGGCCGATGCGGCCCGCGAATTGCGTTCGGCCAAACTGGCCGAGGCGGAAGGCGTGCTGGTGACGGCGGCGACTGGTGGCGAGGGTGGCAAGAGTCGGCCTCTCACTGACGATGAGACCCGCAAGTATGAGGGCCTGCTGGAAGAGGCTGCGAAGGCCGGGGCTGAGGAAGCCCGGTACAACAAGCTGATCCAGGAGAAGGCGGCACTGGCGGCCAGTGAAGGGCGGCGGAGTGCTCCCACCCCTGCCCCTGGGATTGTGGCCCCTGCCACGAAGACGGAAGTGCGGACGCTGCGGCGGTTCGGGTCGCTTCGGTCCTTCCGTGGACCCGATGCGCAGGACCGAGCCTATGCGGCCGGGCAATGGTGTCTGGCGATCCTCGGCGGGGACCAGCGAGCGGCCCAGTGGTGTGCAGACAACGGCATCGAGACCCGAGCTTTGCAGACCACGAGCAACAATCTCGGCGGCTTCCTTGTCCCCGAGCAGATGGAGACCGCAATCATCGATCTGCGGGAAGAGCGTGGGGTCGCCCGTCGGGTGCTGCGCATCCGCCCGATGCAGTCCGACACCTTGATTGTCCCCCGGCGACAATCCGGCGTGACCGCGTATTTCGTCTCCGAGAATGCCGAGATCACGGCCAGCGACAAGGGCTGGGACACGGTCAGTCTGACGGCCCGCAAGCTGGCGGTCTTGACCAAGTACTCCAGCGAATTGTCGGAGGACTCGGTCATTTCGATTGCCGACGATCTGGCGCAGGAGATCGCCTACGCGTTCGCCGACAAGGAGGACGAATGCTTGTTCAACGGTGACGGCACCAGCACTTACGGCGGGATCGTCGGCCTGAAGAACGCCCTGGGCGACGGCAGCGAAGTCACTGCCATCACCGGCAACACCGCGTTTTCAACCCTCGATCTTGAGGATTTCGAAGCGATGGTGGGCAAGCTGCCTCAGTTCGCCGTCAACGGCGCGCGGTGGTACATCAGCCGGGTGGGTTGGGCCAACTCCATGCTGCGGCTGGCGGAGGCGGCTGGCGGTAACACCGTGGCCCAGATCGCTGGCGGTGCCCCCCTGCAATTCCTCGGGTTCCCGGTGGAAATCGTGCAGGTGATGAATTCCACGACCACGGCCCAGACTTCAACGGACGGTATTGCCTACCTCGGCAATCTCGATCTGGCGGCCTCGATGGGTTCACGGCGTGGCATCTCGATCGCCGTCGATAGTTCGCGATATTTTGAATTCGATCAACTCGCGATCCGTGGCACCGAGCGTTTTGACATCAATGTGCATGAAAAGGGTACGGCGAGCGTTGCCGGTCCCGTGATCATGCTGAAGACCCCCGGTTCGTAAGGAGCCTGATTCATGATTCATGCACAGAATACCAAGTGGGTGTCGGTCACTCCCCCGGCTGCCATCGTCGACAATGCCAGTCTGACCACGGCGAGCATCGACACGTTGGGGTACGAATACTTGGAAGTGTTCGTGTACCTTGGGGCCACCGACATTGCGATGACTGCCCTGAAGCTTCAGGAGTCGGATACAGACAGCAGCTTCGCGGATGTTACCGGCCTGGTCTACGGCACTTCGGTCAGCATCGCGGGAACCACTGCGGCACTGCCGACTGCGACCGACGACAACAAGTGCTTCAAATTCGAGGTCGATTTGCGAGGCCGCAAACGCTACTTCGACCTTGTCGCCACGTGTGGTGATGGGTCTACCGGAACCTTTGCGACAGCATTCGCGTTGCTGTCGCGGGCGACGGACACACCGGTCACTGCGGCCGAGCGTGGGTTCGGCAACATCGTGAGGCTGCCCACCTAATGCGCGTGGAACTCCTCACAACTTGGAAGGGATTCCGGGCGGGTAAGACAATCGATCCGCCTGATGGGGTGGCCAACCTACTCATCAGGCGGAGGATTGCCAAGCCCGCGTTGGAACAGATCGAACAGACTACGGCTGTCCCGCATTACGAGCGGGCGGTCCGTCGTCAGAACAGAGGGCGATAAGCCATGCCGTGGGACCGTGCGAGACCGTTGGAGTCGATGCAGAGCGTTCGCTCTTCTGTGCGCGTGAGCGTCCAACCGACGGTCGAGCCGGTCAGCGTGGCCGAACTGAAAGAGCACGCGAGGATTGACCACGGCCACGAAGACGAGCGGCTTGCCGGACTGATCAAGACGGCCCGTATCATGGTCGAGAAAGACACGCGGCGAAAACTCTGCGCGCAGACCGTCGTCCTCAATCTCGACTACCTGCCGACGTACATTGTCCCGGAGGTGCTGCCGATCCAGAGCATCACTTCGATTCAGTATTACGACGCAAACAACACCCTTCAGACTCTGGCATCGGCAACCTACGAAACGGATCTGTACGCGGAGCCGATCTTGATTCGGCCCGCGTTTGGCCAGACATGGCCCACGACCTACGACCGGTTCAACGCTGTCGCTGTGACAATTCAGGCGGGATACGGTGCCGCCAGTGCTGTGCCAGACGACGCGAAGCAGGCGATGTTGTTGCTGGCCAGTCATTGGGTCGAGAATCGCGAAGCCGTGTTGACGGGAACAATATCGAAGGAAATCGAACTCTCTTACACGGCCCTCACTGATCGGCTGAAGTGGGGAAACTACGCATGAGGGCGGGGAAACTGTCAAAGCGGGTCGAGGTGCAACGGCTGTCGGCCTCGGTCAACGGGGCGGGACAGATCGACGAAACGACAGCGGGGAACTGGGTCACGTTCGCCGTGCGGTGGTGCGAGATGGCCACCCGTGGGAGTCGGGAATTCTTTCGTGGCGTCGAAGTCGCGGCGGACATCACGCATCAAATCACGATGCGATCAGACCCGCAGAGCAAGGCATTCACCGTCAAGCAGCGGCTGCGAATGGGCGACAGGATTTTTAACATCAGCGGCCCCCCGCTGGACGTGGACGAGGGGGACGAGATGGTCCGGTTTCCGGCCGTGGAGGTGGCGCAAGATGGCTGAGCCAGCACGCCCAGGGATGGCACGGATGCGGCGCGAGAGGTCGGCCCAGCGTACCGGCTTGTTCAAAACTGCGGTTCTGGAACTGACTGGTGATGAACGCCTAAAAGCCGCACTGCTGAATCTTGCCGACAAGCGAACGCGAGCCGCCATTCAGGCCGGCTTGCGTGCGTGTGTCAAAGAGTTTGCGGTTGGCATTAAGCATCACATTCCAGCCGACCTGAAGAATTTACAACGACTGGTCGGAAGCGGCCTAACCAAGGCCAAGGCGCGGAAACAAGGTGCTAAGGCTGGGTTTTCGGTCGCGGGCGCATTCAAGCGAAAACAACCGAAACGTAGCGGGAAGAATGTCACCAAGGCAGGCAAGCCCAAGGGTGTGGGGCTGGGAGCGCGTAATGTCATGTGGGCAGCGATTGGCACACAAGATCGAGTGGTGAAAAAGACCCGCATGTATGTTGGCACGAGCCTGCGGGAAGTGACGAACTGGAGCACAGGCAAGATGCCAGCAATTCTAGGGGATGCTGTCACGCATGGCGTCAAGGCAAAACAGCGATCGGGAGTCACGGCGATGGAAAAAGCCGTGTGGAAGAGGCTCATTAAAGACATCACAAAGCAACAGGCAAAGTGATGGCCATTGAGATCGGGCTTCGCACGCTGCTACTCGCGCAGTCGACAATCACGACTCTGGCACCGTCGCAGACTGTCGGTGGTGTGGTGTTTGACGCGGTGTTTTTGGACAACCCGGCGGAAGGCGTGAAGCCCCCTTACGTGATCATCACGCAGACCGGTCACGATCCATACAAGCGACTCGACGGCACCGGAGGCACGCTGCGAAAGACTGAGTTGGACATCGATTGTTACGCAAGCAACCGGCCTGCATCGATTGCGTTGGCTGCTGCCGTGGACACGTTCCTACGCGACTACGTGGGGGCAGCCGGGGCATCAGACACGATCAACGCAGTCCTCTGGGAAAATGCACGGGATGACGTGGTCTTCACCGGCGATGGGCGAGATCAACGCCACTACGTGCGAAGTCTTCAGTTCTCGATTCAGCACACTTAGGAGGTGCATTCATGGCGATTGTGAAGTCCAAGGGTACGAAACTTCAGCACACGGTTGCCGCGAGTCTTGTCGACATCGCGCAGATCCTTTCGATTGAGCACAGCGGTAGCGGGTCTGAGACATTCGAGTCTACGACCCTTGACGGCGGCACCTACAAGACATTCGCTCCAACGGGGTATTCAAACCCCGGGCAGGTGTCTGCTGAGATCTTCTATGATCCGGCGTTGGCAGGACATCAGGCGGTTACCGACCTGATCGCGACACCTGCAACGAACGCGATGAAGATCATCTATGCCGACACGGCTGCAACCAATCAGGCGTTTACCTCGGCTGGCGTGGAGTTCGGGGCGACCGTCGCGATGGATGACGGCTTGAAAGCATCGCTCACCTACACCGTGACCGGCGATCCGGGGTGGCCTAGCTGATGCAAGCCAAGATCATTCGCGAAGACATCGAGATCAGCCCCTCTGCTGTGCTGTCTGAGGACGAGCAGGCGCAGACCGTCATGGTCGATACGTGGCGAAACGGGCAGATGGAGCCGGTGCGGTTCTGGAAACTCGGAGCCATTGTGTCGCGGCCTGATTCCTACATGTTGGTACGTATGGGGATCGCCGAGCCGGAAGACAAGGAATGCCTGCAGCGTGCGGCCATGACTCCCGACGATTTCCGGCAGGCACAGCACGCAGCCCGCAGGGTGACGGCGGGAATCTCCCCGGAGGACTTCCCGTTGTACGACGCGGGAATCATCACAGGTTACAACCCCGACGGCACCTATGTCCCCGGCCCGAACTGGGACCAGATGCCGCAAGAAGACGAAGACGAGGACGACGAGTGAGCCGAAAAGCACTTCTGAAGCGGGTTCCCAAGCGGGTCGAGATCAACGGGGAAACCGTGATGGTCAGGCCCCTGACTCTCCGTGAGGCGGGCCAGTTTGACGCACTGGTGAAGGCCGAGAAGAACACTGATCTGATCCGGTTCATGGTGGCGTCTGTGGTCACCGACTCGGAGGGGCAGCCTCTTTTTGCGGTGGACGATCCCGAGATTGACGACATCCCCACCGACGTGATTCAGCAACTCTCCGACGCTGTCGCCAAGATCAGCAACCCCGGCA